AAGAGAATGATAACAACTCAAGCAACTATATATTAACAGCAAGCAATAACTTAATAAATAAGGTTAAAGAGAATGATAATAATGCAAGCAACTATATTTTAACTGCGAGCAATAACTTAATAAATAAAGTGAAAGAGAATGATAACAACTCAAGCAACTATATATTAACAGCAAGCAATAACTTAATAAATAAGGTTAAAGAGAATGATAATAATGCAAGCAACTATATTTTAACTGCGAGCAATAACTTAATAAATAAGGTGAAAGAGAATGATAATAATGCAAGCAACTATATTTTAACTGCGAGCAATAACTTAATAAATAAAGTTAAAGAAAACGATAATAACACAAGCAATTACATCTTTTATACAAGCAATAATATTTCAAAGAGAATTACTGATTTAACTACTGATATGATTACAGAGAATACAACCGCTGCTAACAAATTTATAGTTAATAATAGCTATAATAATAATTTAGAACTTAATGGAACTTTAACTATCAATTCTAATTTAATAGTTTTAGGAGATAGCACACAACTGGACACAATAGTATATACAACTGAAAGATTAGAAGTGGTAAATGCTAATAATACAACAACCGCTTTAATGGTGCAACAAAAAGGAAATAGCACAGATATATTTGCAGCTTCTAATCTAACAACTAATGTTTTCAATATTGCCACTAATGGAGATGTTAATATTCTTGGTATTTATAGAAAAAATAATAGAGATGTATTTTTTGATACAAGTAATTATATATTAACAGCAAGCAATAACTTAATAAACAAAATAAAAGAGAATGATAACAACTCAAGCAACTACATACTAACAGCCAGTAATAACTTAATAAATAAAGTTAAAGAAAACGATAACAACTCAAGCAATTACATATTAACAGCAAGCAATAACTTAATAAACAAAATAAAAGAGAATGATGAAAATTCAAGCAACTATATATTAACAGCAAGCAACAACTTAATAAACAAAGTTAAAGAGAATGATAACAACTCAAGCAATTACATATTAACAGCAAGTAATAACTTAATAAACAAAGTTAAAGAGAATGATAACAACTCAAGCAACTATATATTAACAGCAAGTAATAACTTAATAAACAAAGTTAAAGAGAATGATAACAACTCAAGCAACTATATTCTAACAGCAAGTAATAACTTAATAAACAAAGTTAAAGAGAATGATGAAAATTCAAGCAACTACATATTAACAGCAAGCAACAACTTAATAAACAAGGTTAAAGAGAATGACAATAACTCAAGCAATTATATACTAATAACAAGCAATTTAATTTCTAAAAGAATTACTGATTTAACTACTGATATGATAACTGAAAATATAAGTGCTGCTAATAAATTTATAGTTAATAACAGATATAATAATAATTTAGAACTTAATGGAACTTTAACTATTAACTCAAATTTAATAGTTTTAGGCGATAGCACACAACTGGACACAATAGTATATACAACTGAAAGATTAGAAGTGGTAAATGCTAATAATACAACAACTGCTTTAATGGTTCAACAGAAAGGTAATAGCACTGATGTATTTGTAGCATCAAATTTAACAACTAATGTTTTTAATATAGGCACTAATGGAGATGTTAATATTCTTGGTATTTATAGAAAAAATAATAGAGATGTCTTTTTTGATACAAGCAACTACATATTAACTGCCAGCAATAACTTGATAAATAAAGTTAAAGAAAACGATAACAACTCAAGCAACTACATATTAACTACAAGCAATAACTTGATAAATAAAGTGAAAGAGAATGATAACAACTCAAGCAACTATATATTAACAGCCAGCAATAACTTGATAAATAAGGTTAAAGAAAATGACGAGAACTCAAGCAACTATATTTTAACAGCCAGTAATAACTTAATAAATAAAGTTAAAGAAAACGACGAGAACTCAAGCAACTACATATTAACAGCCAGCAATAACTTGATAAATAAGGTGAAAGAGAATGACGAAAACTCAAGCAACTACATACTAACAGCAAGTAATAACTTAATAAACAAAGTTAAAGAGAATGATAACAACTCAAGCAATTACATATTAACAGCAAGTAATAACTTGATAAATAAGGTTAAAGAAAACGATAACAACTCAAGCAACTATATATTAACAGCAAGCAATAACTTAATAAATAAAGTTAAAGAGAATGACGAAAACTCAAGCAACTACATATTAACTGCAAGCAATAACTTGATAAATAAAGTGAAAGAGAATGATAACAACTCAAGCAACTACATATTAACTGCCAGCAATTTAATTTCCAAAAGAATTACTGATTTAACTACTGATATGATCACAGAAAATATAAGTGCAGCTAATAAATTTATAGTTAATAACAGATATAATAATAATTTAGAACTTAATGGAACTTTGACGATTAACTCCAATTTAATAGTTTTAGGCGATAGCACACAACTGGACACGATTGTATATACAACTGAAAGATTAGAAGTGGTAAATGCTAATAATACAACAACTGCTTTAATGGTGCAGCAGAAAGGTAATAGCACTGATGTATTCGTAGCATCAAATCTAACAACTAATGTTTTTAATATAGGTACTAATGGAGATGTTGATATTCTTGGTATTTATAGAAAAAATAATAGAGATGTCTTTTTTGATACAAGCAACTATATTTTAACAGCGAGCAATAACTTGATTAATAAGGTTAAGGAAAACGACACGAATACAAGCAACTTCATATTATCCACAAGCAATATCCTAAGCGATCGCTTATATACTCTTGATCAGCTTACGAGCAATATCGTAAATAATAGCATTGCAACTCTAAATTCTACTGTAAGTGAAAACGACACGAATACAAGCAACTTCATATTATCTACAAGCAATATCCTAAGCGATCGCTTATATACTCTTGATCAGCTTACGAGCAATATCGTAAATAATAGCATTGCAACTCTAAATTCTACTGTAAGTGAAAACAATACTAATACAAGCAACTTCATATTATCTACAAGCAATATCCTAAGCGACCGCTTATATACTCTTGATCAACTTACGAGCAATATCGTAAATAATAGCATTGCAACTCTAAATTCTACTGTAAGTGAAAACAATACTAATACAAGCAACTTTATATTATCTACAAGCAATATCCTAAGCGACCGCTTATATACTCTTGATCAACTTACGAGCAATATTGTAAATAATAGCATTGCAACTCTAAATATAGAAGTTAGTGAAAACAACACTAATACAAGCAATTTTATATTATCCACAAGCAATATCCTAAGCGACCGTCTATATACTCTTGATCAACTAACAAGCAATATTGTAAATATTAGCATTGCAACTCTAAATTCTACTGTAAGTGAAAACAACACTAATACAAGCAACTTCATATTATCTACCAGCAATATCCTAAGCGACCGTCTATATACTCTTGATCAGCTTACAAGCAATATTGTAAATAATAGCATTGCAACTCTAAATTCTACTGTAAGTGAAAACAACACTAATACAAGCAACTTCATATTATCCACAAGCAATATCCTAAGCGATCGCCTATATACTCTTGATCAACTTACCAGTAATATTGTTAATAATAGCATTGCAACTCTAAATTCTACTGTAAGTGAAAACAACACTAATACAAGCAACTTTATATTATCTACAAGCAATATCCTAAGTGATCGTCTATATACTCTTGATCAACTTACAAGCAATATTGTAAATAATAGCATTGCAACTCTAAATATAGAAGTTAGTGAAAACAATACTAATACAAGCAACTTCATATTATCCACAAGCAATATCCTAAGCGATCGCCTATATACTCTTGATCAGCTTACAAGCAATATCGTAAATAATAGTATTGCAACTCTAAATTCTACTGTAAGTGAAAACAATACTAATACAAGCAACTTCATATTATCCACAAGCAATATTATTTCAAAGCGAATAACTGATTTAACTACTGATATGATTACAGAAAATATAAGTGCAGCTAATAAGTTTATAGTTAATAACAAGTATAACAATAACCTTTTTGTTAATGGAGATTTAACTATAAATTCTAATTTAATAGTTCTTGGTGATAGCACACGACTTGAAACAACTGTATATACTACTGAGAGACTTGAAGTAATTAATGCAAACAATAATTCAACCGCTTTAATGGTGCAGCAGAAAGGTAATAGCACTGATATACTTGTAGCTTCAAATCTAACCACAAATGTATTTAATATTGGCGCAAATGGCGATGTTAATATTCTTGGCATTTATAGAAAAAATAATAGAGATGTCTTTTTTGACACAAGCAATTATGTATTAACTGCAAGTAATAACTTGATAAATAAAGTGAAAGAGAATGATAATAATTCAAGTAATTATATTTCAATAGTTAATGATAATTTAATTTACCAAATAAATGAGCTTAATGATGCACAGCTCAACTATGTATTATCTACAAGTTCAAATTTAGGTGATGGCTTAACGGCTGTGATTTATAATATGAATATAAATGACAGAAGTATAAGTAATTATGTGCTAACCACAAGCAATGTTATACAGCGACGAATAAATGAGATAACAACTGATAAAATTGTAGAGGGCTCAAATAATAAATTTATAATACAAAATAAATATAATAGTAATCTTGAGATTAATGGAAACCTTGTTATTAATTCAAACCTTGTAGTAAATAGCTTGGCGACATTAAACAATAATTTAAATATTACTGGAGATGTTAATTTTACAGGCGATTTATACAAAAATGGTATGGTTTATCCTAATGGCAAAACATATACCGGAAGTTCCTCTATATTATCTCAATATAGCCCTATACAAACACAATTCAGTATGTATAAAAATGTAGTTGAGAAATCTGGCAGCGGCTGGCAATTTATAGATAATAATATTAATATTATAGATGATAAAGTTCAGGGTTTCTGCGTTCGCATTAAACCGAACCATTATTCATCAAAAATTCTAATTAATTTAAATTGTCATATAGGTATTGACTATGGGACTGATGCAAGATGGTGGGGACTCCGCTTATATCGCAAGATTGGCGAAGCAGGTGAATGGACGCACATTTCAAATGCTGATGGCACTGATTACAATAATAACAATGGGACTACTTGCTGGCTGTCGCATAATTTAGGCGCGGATTCAAGCACACATTCCTATTTTATAGCAAATATATCAGGAGCATATTATGATATCCCTGGCATATCTGAAGACTATATCTATTATACTGCAAAATGGTGCTCATTACTTGGCGATAACACGCAAAATGGTAAGTTATATTTAAATAGACCAGCTATAATAAACTCTTTAAATGCTCCTATTGTTTCTTCATCTTGGAATGTAAGCGAAATATGGCAGCTGGAAACATCCTATTTCCCTAAGGGCGGTATCGTAACAAAGTATACACCTACCCAAACACAATTCAATATATATAAAAATGTTGTAGAAAAATTAAGTGGCGGCTGGCAGTTTATAGATAACAATACCGATATTGTCAATAATAATATCCAAGGTTTCTGTGTACGCATCAGACCAAGCCATTATACTTCAAAAATATTACTTAATTTAACTTGCCATATAGGTATTGATTATGGAACTGACGCGAGATGGTGGGGTCTTCGGTTATATCGCAAGATTGGCGAAACAGGTGAATGGACGCACATAACAGACGCCAATGGTAATAATTATAATGACGGGACTCCCTGCTGGCTCTCGCATAATTTAGGAGCAGAGTCAAGCACATATTCGTATTTTATTGCAAATGTTTCTGGAGCTTACTATGATATGCCTAATGCAATGGATACATATGTGTATTATACAGTGCAGTGGTGTTCGCAATTAGGAGATATCGCGCAAAATGGCAAGCTATATTTAAATAGACCGGCGACCTATAATAGCTCTAATAGCGCTGTCCTCTCATCATCTTGGAATGCCCAAGAAATATGGCAATTAGAAACTACATTTATCCCTAAGAATGCGGTTATTTGTCAAAATATGTCAATACAGACATTGTTTAATATATATAGGAATATTGTTGTTAAAACAGGATATGATTGGCAATTTATAGATAATAATATTAATATTATTAATGAAAAGATTCAAGGTTTCTGTGTTCGTATTAAACCTACGCATCCTTCGTCAAAGGTATTAGTGCATATATCTTGTCATATAGGTATTGATTATGGGACTGATGCGAGATGGTGGGGGCTACGCTTATACCGCAAGATAGGCGAAGCAGGTGAGTGGACGCATATATCTGAAGCTGATGGAAATAATTTAATAGATAACCAGGGGACTTCGTGCTGGCTCTCGCATAATTTAGGAGCTGAGTCAAGCACATCCTCGTATTTTGTAGCGAATATTTCGGGTTCATTCTTTGACTTACCAGGAACATCCAGCGACTTCGTATATTATACTGCTAAATGGTGCTCAATATTAGGAGACAATTCGCATGAGGGCAAGATATATTTAAATAGACCGGCCTATTACAATAATTCTAACAGTGCGGTCCTTTCTTCATCTTGGAACGCTCAGGAAATATGGCAATTAGGGACGCCCTATGAACCTGCTGAATATTCTATAATAAATATTTTTAATAATAATAATGTTGGTATAGGCAATACAAATCCTATATGTAAATTAGATGTTAATGGAACTATTAATGCTATTAATTATTCTACTATAAGTGATAGGCGGTTTAAAAAAGATGTTCGGCCAATTGATAGTTCGCTTGAGTTAATTAATAGAATAAGCCCAGTATCTTACTTAACAATAGAGCAAAATGAAGGAGATAGAAAGAATTATGGTTTTATAGCTCAAGATTTACACAGTATAATTCCCGAAGCTGTTAATGTGCCTGCAAATGAAAGCAACAAGTATACTATTGAGTATATGTCAATAATACCACTATTAGCCAAGTCTATCCAAGAATTATCTGAAAAAATAAATAACCAGCAGAAAACCATTGATGATTTAAATGATAAGCTAAATAATATAAATAATATAAGTAATTAATTATCTCCTAATCTATTTTTTTTATATTATATAATATTATATAATGACTGAAAAAAACGAAGATAATAGGAGTGAATATAAGATGTCGCATAATTTATCATTTAAGATAGAAAAATTGTTATCAAAAACAGAAGCATTAGTTCTATTATGCAGTAAAGCGAGTGGATATTGGAGTATGATTAAATTCGCTTTTAATATACCCTTAGTTCTTACCTCAAGTGCTATGTGTATAATTAACTCAATTAGTGAAGATGCTAACGAAGTAAAGATACCAAACATCGTCGTTAATGCTATTAGTGTTTTAATTATGTCTCTTAATAATTCTATAAAAGCAAGCGAAAAATGCGATCTATTCCGTAGATTAGGACAACAATTCTTATTATTAGCAGGGCAAATAGAAAATGATGACGAAATAACAGATAATGAATTTAGTTTATTAGCATTAAAATATGAAAACCTCATAAATGATATATTATTTGAAGAAATACCTAACAGATATAAGATGCAAGTTGTTGAAAGTTTTAAAGACAGGCATTTGCCATTGCAACTTAATGGAACAATAGGTAATAATACAATTTTTAAAAAAACTAATTCAGCTGAGATTGTAATAAGACAACAGAATGCGATGAATGTATAATATCATATACAAAGTAAATTTTAATCATTATCTATATCATTATCATCATATATATTATAATTATCATTATCTTTGAAATTATAATCATCATCCTTTTCTTCATCCTTATAGGCATCATCTATATCTCCGTCATTACCACCAGCATCGCCAGCATTACCACCAGCATCTCCATCATTACCATCATTACCTCCAGCTTCATCGCCGTCATTGACATTATATACATCCTTTATTATACCAGCTGCTTTAACTTGTCTGCGAATTTCATTTTCTTCAATATCCAAGTTTTGATTTTCTTTTAATTTTTTATTTTTATATTCTTCGCGTTTTTCATTAATAAATATAGCTATCTCTTCGGGAGTAAGGAATCTGTTATATTTTCCATCTAAATAGAGTTTTAAATATTCATAGAGTTCCTCAGCATTATATGTAATAAAATCGCTTGGTATATTTTCAACACCTGATAAATCAGGAAAATTGAGAGAATTACTTATAATTAGTATATTAATTGTATTTATTAAGTCAGCATTCTCATCGTTATAATATTTAATTTTATTTAAATTATAGAGATGTTTATTAATCATCTTCTTTATAACTTTAATGGATTTCATAATCTTAGCTTTTAATACTTCGTTCTCATTGTATTTGGTGGATGAATTGACATTAACATATAATATTCTACATATATTAAGTAATATTTCTTTATAATTAATATATTTACAATTTAGGAAGTCGCTTCCAATATTCTTCTTCACCTTTTTAAGTCGCAAAATATTCTCAGTAATTACAGCTTCAATTGGGTCTATCTCGTAATTTATTAGATTGTCTATTAAATTATCAGGCAATAGCTCAGATATACCACGCATACTTTCTAACCACTCATTAACACCATAATTATCTATGTCATAAATATATGGTTTATTTTTAATAAATTTAATATTTTTATGTTTTTCCTTAATTTCCTTTAAATATATATCATCGTCATTATCATCATTTGAAACAGCAGAATTTTCTTCCTCAATTCCAAAGTCATTATCTTCATTATCAACATCTTGTCGTCCCTTCTTCGCTTTCTTGTTCTTCTTCCTAATAATCTTTGGTGGTGAAAATCTTATATCGCGCTCTTTATTGATTAGACGGACTTTAGAATAAAGCTCTTTTAACTTGATTATCTCTGTGTTATTAGTAGTTTCAAAATCTGATATATCATTAAAATCTAAATCTAATTTACGAAGGCAACAGCCTTGTATATATTTATGTATTTTCTCATATTTTGCATTGTTATTAGGAGTGAATAGTAATTTATCTATATAATATTTTTCATCATCTGTATACTTTGATTTATCTATAGCGCATCTATTGGTCGTATGCTTCTTATTTAGCAGTTCTGTCAATATGTTAGCATCCTTATTCTTGTATTCTTCCTCTACAATAGATATTAAGGTTTTCCTCAATCCCTTGATATCTATCATATAATCATTTTCATCTTTGTATTTAAAGAAGTCGCTTATTAATTCTATAGCATAATATAATAACCCGTGTGTATTGAGTTTATCAATATGGTTTGGATTTAAATAGTTTAAATTTAGAGATATATTGTTTTTTAATATATTTTCTTGCGTATCTACAATCCAGAAGCAAACTGCATTATAGAATATTATATTAATAGTTTCTATAAACTTTTCATTAACCGTCTTAATTATATCTTTGTGGGTTTTATCTATATTCTTAGTTAATAATAAATGCAATGGTGTCAATTCAGCATATTTCTTTGCATATTTCTTTGCGTTCTCAATATCTATATTCTTTTTTTCAAATTCTTTTAAGTAATTCTCGTATCGCGTGGATACGCTGCGGTATTTCTTAAATAAATAATTAGATAATGCGTCGTAATCAATATCTATGTTTGCAATATCATTAATCTTCCTAATCATTTCAAGTATTATTTTTAATATCTCAATAAATCCCTTCTCATTTCTAAAGTTTATATTTGATATATATGTGTTCAAATTATAGGTATTCGCAACCCTATTAGCGGCAGCAGCTGTATCATTTATATCAGCGTCATTTGCTATACCCTTATTTTCATCGTCAATAATATCATCGTCATCTTGCACTCCCTCGTAGTCGTCTATGTCGTTTCCATCGCAAATAGCTTTGTTTTCCCTCTTAGATATAACATATTTTTTTCCGTCTTTATCATAATCAAATATATGTTCGCGCGAATGTACAAAAGCATTTTTAATATTATCACAATCTTCTTTAATATCCTCAAAATTTTCCTTGGCTTCTAAAATATTATTAATAGTTTCAAGAGCATTATCAATATTGATAGTTTTAATTGACATTTTGAGTTCTTCAATAACATCTTCAATTGTAATGCTATCCTCGTTTACCTGCTTTATAATGTCATAAATGTTATAATTTCGCAAAGGCTCAACATCGGTATAAATTATATCGCTTTTATATTTTGTTATAAGTTCCTTAGTTTTCTCAAGAAAAGAAACAATTTGTGTGGATATGTTAATAACTTTTAATGTCTTATCTATGTTATCAAAAAAAGTTAACTTTTTATTAATTAATACAGGGCGTTTTATTTTAAAACCTTTATGGATATTTTTCCGCTCTTTTTCATCATTTATAATAGAATACATATAGTCAGTTAAAACATTAAGATCTGCCTCAGTAATAAAGTCAAGCGAATAATCGTATTTTTTAAATATGTTATTAATATTACTATAATCAAGATAAAAACTCTCCTTGTTATTATTTATTTCACTAATAATAACACCTATATCCGGTCGCGTATTCTTAATTAACTGATATATATCTTTATAATTTGCCGATGATTTATAGTTAGTATTAACACTATTTAATAAATGCGATGCTACTTTGGCATACATATAGTCATCTGTGGTAGTTGTAGGAATCTTGTAATATGATCCTATAATAGGGAGACTAATATCATCGCTATCATTTATATCAAAGATATTCTCTATCTTATCCATCTGTTTGCATTTTATAACAGGGTAATCTTTGATGATTGGATAATATTTAGGGAAATCAGTATTTTTAAATTGGGGGTTGTCTGTAATAATAGTATTTGTATTATGCGTAGGCTTTAAGCGTATTAATGTAGATTTTCTATCATATGATATGCAAAACTTTCGCTTTACAAAGTCTTTAAGGTCGCTTTTGTTATTATATTTTTCTATAAAATTATAGGTAGCTTCCTTGCTATCGTCGTCTCCGTATTTTTCTATTTCTCCTTCAGCTGCAAAAATATAGTTTGTAAAATCTTTAATTTTACCATCATTACTTTCGCGATTTGCAAGTATTTCATAAAATAAACTTCTTAATAGGTCGGCTTTTTTTTTATTTTTAAAAAATATATATAGATGATTATATATTTCTTCTCTGTCCAAAGCAATAAATGAGGGATTTATTTTGCTCATTTCTTCAAAACTAAGTATCTCCGCATATTCAATATCATCTAACTCTTCATCAATATATTCAATATCTCTTAGATTTTCAGTATCCATTGCCATTTTGAACTTATGTTTCTATTTACTACAATAATATATATTATTATTATGTAAAAAAGTAAAGTAAGTATAAGTAAATTATCGCAAACTTAAATATTTTCAATAGCGAAGTTAGTCCATTCGTTTTTAATCTTGGATAATTCCTCTACGATGATTGAGCAATTTTCTTCAAGGAATGATGCGAATATCTTGGAACTTGTAGGATCGCTTACATTTTCCAAGGAGATGCGAATAATCATCAAAGATTTTAGCGGATGCGGGCAAATATAGCCAATATAAGTACAAGATATTTTGTCTTTGAATTTATTATTTTCCCTAATATAATTGCTATGAATATAGGATTGTATAATATTTCCTAAAGTGTCATCTTCGTCTTCAATAATAAATTCAAAAGTTCCTTCAATATCTTGAAATTGCTGAATTTTGACCTTCGTAGACCCTTCGCTATTTAATTCTTTTTTAAGTGCTTCAAGTTTATTAATAATGATATCTAAGGATTTTGATACTAAATATTTTGGCCCTATGTTATGATTTATGCTTTCAATATCAAACTTGAATCGCACAGGATCGCCATATTTATTTTTGTAATACGAGCGTTCCTTGTCCAAAATATTTTGTTTCTTGTCTGCCTCCTTAGGATCTTGTATATATGAGAAGTTTGATAGCGATACTGGGTTAAATGAAGCATTATCGCGACCCGTTCTTTTAACAATCTTGGCTTTAAAATGCAAATGCTCGCCTGTTCTTAATCGTGTAATCAAGATATAATCTTTTGATATTTTGTTAGCAGGGAAAATATCCTTCAGTTCATCCTCGCTAATATTCACGAAATTACGCGTAGCAGTAATATGATTTGTGCGAACATCTATAGTTTTGTTAGTGGTATTCTTTACATTTAATTCAATAAGAATGCTATTATCTTCATAATCATCTATTTCATCCTCTTTGAGACATATTGGAATAAGACCGATACGATGAATAATAATTTCATTATGAAGAGCGCCATTATTAATTACTATGTCAACACTCGGGTCATCATTATCTAATTTTTCTCCAATAATGCCTGGTATAGGAATATCAGTTAATATAACTCTTCTAATTCCATTTATAATAGCGAGATCAATATTATTAATCTCAAAACTATGACATGTTGAAGGTTCGTCGTAAGTGTAATTTTGAAACTTAAGCATATTCTTTTTATTAATTATATTATATCTATCTTATATATCATTTTTTAATATATTTTACAAAAATAATTAGAATATTATCTTGTGAGAATAGTTTTGTTTTTGTTTAATAACGAGGGGAAGCACGGCGAACGACGCGGCGACGGCGTACGGGTGAAGCACTGCGCACAGGAGAAGCACGGCGAACGCGGCGAACACGATGACGAGCACCTCCTGAGGTTACAGAAGGTAAACCGGAAGATACTGAAGATGCGGCTTCAGCTATTCTTCCTACTGTACTATCGGCAACAACTCCCATACCATCTACCATATTGCCATAAACACCAAATTCTTCTTCATCCGCGCCACCGAATAGAGATCGTGATCTTCGCACAACCTTCTTCTTGGGTGCAACCTTGCGACGGGGGCGGCGACCACCATCTTGGGCAGATGGAGAAGCTGATTGCTTAGGCATAGGTGTAGGCATACCATTAGTAAAATTAGCCTTTTTTGCTGCGGGAGTTGAATTCTCTACTTTGCTCATTTGCTCAGCGAATCCTTCAAGTTCAGAAAAGAACCCGCCAAAATGTTTCAATAATTTACTGTGAAAAACGCGTTTTCTGGCAGGAGCTTTCTTAGGTTTAGCCATCACAGCACGCATAGGCTTGCGCGCAGGTCGTGCAACTTTTTTCATTCTCATCTTCTTACCGCCGGATTGTTCTTCTTCTTGGTAGGTCATATATTATATATTCTTTCTATATATACGCGCGATTTTTATTTTAATTTTATAAAATATAAAAAATATAAGAGGATATTTAAGGATATTTAAGGATATTTTAAGAAATTAAACTTGTCATAATGGCGAAGCACATAGAAGTTCTTTGCGACATTTCATTAATTGGGTTGGACGCGAAGAATTGAATGAGGGTTTTTATGTTATTAACATCATTACATTGGCACAGATAGTGATATACATTACTCATATTAATCATTTTTGTTTTGTAAGTATTTACTTGCAGATTACGCAGCTGAGCCAAATGATACTGAATAATCGGCGGAAATTGTTTATCCATATCCTTGTTCATTTTATAGCGGTTATATTTTGGGTAGTAGGTTGTCGTAGTTTTATAATAGCTGTATAAGCTATCTTTAATAGTTGAAATAATAGTATGAACAAGGTATGTCGGGTCTATTTTTTGTCCGTTATTATCCAGCGGCAAATTAATATTTGGGTTATAATTAGCGATATAATCCTTGATTGTGTATTCAGTCTTGTTTTTCATATAGACCGATAGAATATTCATCCAAATATTTGGATGACACGGATCAGTTTCTTCGCGATAATTAATAGCGTCAGTAGAGATTTTGTATAATTTAACTTTGCTGCCGCTGCTGCTACCAGTATTTACACTGTCTACTACCTTTTTAACGATTAAACCGTAGCTATAGGGTATCATATTAATATGCGTATATGCATCCGTAATATTGTTAAATTGTAGCGGATATTTAACGCCAATTTCAATGAGTGATGGAATAATAGAAGAGTTAATATCATCTTCTACAAGCGTATCTCGGTGCTTTGTATTAATATGAAACATTTCCATATAATTATCACCAAGCAACCCGGTATAATCTACAATGTGTTTATTTTCGTGATGTACAATAATAAACTCATATGCCATCGCAGGATTAAGATGCTTTACAAATAATTCCCTTAGTTTCAAAGAAATTTCTTCGGGAGTTAGCGCAGATACTTCTTCAGCGGTAAAATGTATCTTTTGATATTTATATAAAATTTCGTCCAGCATATTACCGTGTTTTTTTGTAGGATGCGAGAACTTTGAACTATTCGCATCAGGACAGCTGGAAGTTCCAAAGAACCACTCGTCTTTGTAATTATATACTGTGATAATTGTTCCGTCATATGCTTCGTATACCTTATCATTTGGCGAATACAATGAATTAAAATAGGTATTGTAGTCAATACGTTCAGGGATAGAGTTAGCATAAGTAACCACGATATTATTGCAGTTAAGGCTAAAATCAAGGACTACACTCCTACACTGCTCATATAATTCTTTAAAATTATCCACATTCTTCCTAAGATATGTGTTGTGTAGCAGAACGATATCACCGCGACCCTTGAACTTCTTGACTTTCATAAAAGGCCAGAGATGATATTTCTTCAAAAGAAGAATTAGGCAATTTGCATAGCTATTATTATTATCAATCATAACAGCATCACCACCACCATTGTCATCATTGCAATTATTGCCGATTGCTTTGCGTTCTTCATAAATTTTAAATGTTTCTTCAATAAGTTGATAAAGGTTTGTTGGAAATTTAAATGCGGAGCAATCGGTATTCATCTTGGAATTGGGGATATACAATGTGTGTATAATTAAATATTAATAATTTCTTATATCAATTTTTATATATTTAATGAAAAATAAAAAAGTTTTTTAATAATTTTAATTTGCTGGCTTATAATATTTATCAAACCATACTTGACCTACCTGTTTAGATGCTTCATCGCTTGTTATTTTCTTTTTAATAATTTCCTCGCGCATTGACAAAAAATACTCTAAGCTGTCAAAATCAAATACGGCATCTTTCGTAACCATATCAAAAAGCATAGGGTATCTTTCAATAAAAAATTTAAATTTATCATCTTGTGATATACTATTTACAATATCAGCATGTGCTGTCTGTGGATTTTGCGCCTTCTTATCTTGTATTACTTTTATAATTACATTGATAATGCTACGAATACCATCATTGTCTATGCCATCGCTGACAAATTCAGGGCTACCGTAAGTTTTCGCCTTCTTATTGCTACCACTGCTACCACTGCTTCCGCCAATATTATCTCTTTTTTGTGTACTCATTGTTATTTAATGCAATAAATAATATATATCTTTAATCTTTATATTATTTATTATACTTATTTTGCTGGATTTTTATTCCTTCTATTGTAATAGAATATATACAAAAATGAAAAATGAATTAATGTATACTGAGTTAGATTATAGCCCTAATGTTAAAGCACCAGAGCCATTAAAAAATGCAGGCTTATATACCGGCGATGTATTATTTGATAAAAAACCGTGGGGTAATAACTATGTAATCCCACGAATTGAACCCGATGCAGTTGCTTACAGTGCCCAGTTTTACGCACAGCATCATATACCGTCTTATAATAGACCGGGAAACAATACCATAAATAGTCACGATTATACAAAATATAATATTCCTAATACTGAAAATAATGTTTATAATTTTGCCTGTCATACCAATAATGTATTAGGCTGAGGCTTCTTAATTGATTCTTTGTGCTTTTCTAAAAAGTCGCATATGTATTTGTAAGTTTCATCAACCTGTTCAAATGTGATACCTCCTGTTATTAGAACGCTACCACTCTCAAACAAAGCTCCTGTAACCTTTTTACATTCGCCAATATTTTGTCCTGTTCCTTTGCCATAACAATATTTAGGACACGAGCATATACCGTTCTTATTTTTATTGTTAATATTCCAAAAATATTCTAACTTTACCCCCTGATATATTCCCGGCTGAAAACTACACTTATTGTTATGCTCGTCATTAATAAATAACTTATGTATCTCTTTTCTTCTAATTTCAAACCCCTTTTTAAACTCAGGATCAGTATAAACTTTGAAATCTGTGTTAATCATTCGTATTTTAAAGTTTTGATATTTTAAATCCAGTACATAATCAGGAACAGCATCAGCAGCATCTATAATAACATTTTTATCAATATTATTGTAAATTTCAGTAATATCGCTAATAATATGATTGACTATATGCTCAGTATCTTTAATATCTTTGATACCAGTCAGCTGAATATTACCGTTTTTAAATATCTTGACATTTGGAATATATTTATCATTAAACTTATAAATTACTGTAACTTGATTATCAAACCTGTTCTTTTTCATAGTGTTCTTTTTGCTTTTCCTTCGCTTCTTAGGATATACACCCTTAGATACATCAGTGCCATTTTTCATAAATTGTACCCAAACAATTCCTTTGTCAATACCTTCAGCAACATTTTCAATTACCTTCATATTGTCAAACATTATTCCAAGATTTATATTAATATCATTACCTATATTTGCATTACATGTGATAGTTGAAATTCTATAAGGAGAGAAGAATATATTACTCATCGGTTATTAGCGCATATATATAAGAATATATGTCCTTATATCAATTTTTATATTTTCTGTGATACAATTAAACTTAATTTATTGTCTATAGAGTTTTTATTTTTTTTAATAGTACTATTTTGATTATCTAATTTAATATGCATATTGTCAGTTACATTTTTAAGATACGATGTATTTACTACTTCGTAACTAAAATTTGTAGATATCATAGGAGGGAGATTTAGAATATATGTCTTGTCGTTTGTATAATGCCCCTTGCGAAACTCTTCTATAGTCATAGGGCCATTAAATATTTTTAGTAAAAATCTGGAAGGTGCTGGGCGAATTGGATAAGTAAATCCGTAATGTTTGCTCAGCATTTGAATTAAGCTATTGATTTCCCATACTTTGTCGCTCCCGCAATGCGAAGAAAAGTTATAAGCGTTCGCGCATTCAAGAGAGCAGAAATTTCCAAATAATATATATGTGTCTGTTTTAATATTATATTTATAAGGCATTCCATAAGTTCTATTGTCTATCGGGTGACAACACCAATAGCAGTTATTATTTGAGTTTAAAAACTCGTCTTTCTGTGAAACTTTTAGAGAATATTCGCTATTATTATTATCAAATATTATATTGTCCTGAATAGTGCTATATGTATTATTTTCATTTATATAAAAACAATTTGGCTCATATGGCTCAGGAAACTCTACGCAAGTATTGCTATCTGTTATATTGAGTTTATTTATTTGCGCAGTAGATAAAGGAAGCTGCAATATAATATCCTCATTATCAACTACAGAGATATCCTTTATTATTGTATTCATTAAATTCTTCTTTTTCTTTGGATCGGTACTTATACTATCGTCTGACACTTTTGCTTTACGAGGCATTTTAATAAATTATAAGTGATGTCTTATATTAAGTATATATGCGTTTATTATTTATATAATTATAGTAATCTAAATCTTCTTTATTTATTCGTATTCAATTATCAAAATAATTTTTGAAATATACAATATTTTTTATTAAAGCTGCATTAATATCCGTAGGATTTTTTATTGATGGAGTATCAAATACAACATCTTTTTTAGCTGATATACATTTCATTTTAATCTCTTTTAATTCATTATTAAGAGAATTAATAGTATCTATTAAATATTTAATAATGTATCCTGATAATAATATTAATATTAATACAAGTAAATCCATTCCCTTTTATTCCTTTTATTCCTTTTTATTAAAGATGGATATAAAAATTATATAGAGATACTTCTATGCATTCTTCTATCTCGCCCATATAAAATTGCCTGTACCATTAATAACTGAGAAGACATTAATAACCTTAGAATATATAATTACCTCAAATTGAACATCCTTTTCGTTAATATATGGAATAGCTTTACGCTTCATTAATTCAAATAAATATTTGAACTCGCTTTTAGCTGCTATATTTTTTGTGATATCCTCATTACCGCGATTATTAATGGTCATATATATAGATGTGGTAATCATCTGGTTATTATAAGAGCCTGCTGTTATTATTTTTTCAGGAAACAATGAGAAAGAATAGCTATAAATTCCAGTTCTTGGTACATTTGTATGGTATTGATAAGGCTGAATATTATTATAATAGTATGCTTTTTGATCTTCGCGAACTATAGTATCCGCCCATTTAATTTGTGCGGTTTCTAATATACCCATCGTCTCATTATATGAGTGCGAAGCCGTATAATTGTCGTGAATATTAAAATTTTCTACTATATCTGTCCTTCGTATTACCCATATTATTTCTTTAATATGATTATAAGAACTTGTCAATGCATAATTATCGCCATAACTATTTATAGAAAGCGCAGGGAATGTTTGTCTCTTCACATAATCAACAACATATTTAACAATCCCTTCGTCTCGCAAAGAATTTGCCCTATAATTACTATCAAGAAATACATAATTAATATCTAAATAGCAAAATATATAGCTCTCGCTATTAATAAAGTTTGCAATTTTTACAGTATCGCCATATACTTTATTAAACATCAAAGGGGATACATATAATTTTAGTTTATCACACCATACTTGATATAACTTCTCAATACTGTTGATTTCTATTTCAACCTTTATTTCCTGGTTTTGTATCTTGTATAAAGGTAATGCCAAAGATGGATTGCGTGTAAACCAAAAGTTTAATGGTACTTGTAATACTCGTCCCTTTATTGAGGGGTTTCCTTTGTCAATTATTTTATCAGTACTTGGATATATACTGTTAAATAATATATTATTCTTTATAACATACCTTGTATTATTATTATTAGGTGCAGTATATTCTGGTATATTCCCAATTAATTTATTATATTCAACACCATCTTTATTAGTTAACTCATTCCATATATTCATCCATTCGCCATATATTTCGTCTATAATGCTTCCTTCAATGCTTATAGTCGCTCTTTTAATAAAAATATGTCCTACATTATTAATCCATTTAAATCTATGTTTATCTGTTGAATAGATATCTGGAAGATTAAAAGATAAATACATATTACTAACTAAATCTCCATAGCGTTTTATAGTGAACAATACTTTTATATTCTCTGTTGTGTAAGCAAGGTTTATAGAAGAATTAATATCGGGAACACTTTTATTGTTTTCCATAGCAAAATTAACATGTTTATTATAGACATATTTATAGTAATTAATGCACGGATTTATATTAACATAAGAATCCATTTGACCTGTTAGAACTAACTGTGTTATACCGCCGCCCATATTAAGCTATTATAATATTGATACTTTAATAATATCTTATATATTAAAATCCATACATTTCATTACTCTTATATATTTTATTCCTTTTCATCGTATTCCTTTATGAAATGTACTAATTTTTCGTATGTCCTTGCATCTTCAAATGATGCGAGAATTTTTGGATTGGCTGCAGAATTATCTACAATAAGTATTGTGGGGAATCCAGAAATCTTCATTTGACTTACGCGCTCTAAATTCTCGCTTCTATTATATTTTTTTAATGATACATTAGCCCATTCTAAATTATTTAATCTATCCCATATACCCGATTCATTGAAATCTATGCAATGCCCGCATCCGTCCATATAATAATATTCTACACTATATTTTTTATAGCTACCAAAGAATCCTTCTTTTATCTTCTCTTTATTCGCGATTAAAAGGGCAACTATTAATACCGCTAATACTAATACTATACCAACTAATACAGTATAACTTTGAATTTTACCTTTAAAATTAAGCATTTATTATATTATTATTATTATTCTAACATAATGATATATTATTATTATAGATGGGAATTGTATACTAAATTATATTGTTAATAATTTCATAGTTATCAAAGTATTTTTTAGAAACGACTTCTTTAATAATATAGTTATCATATGTAAATGTTATATATGTATAAAAGTTGCTAATATTATTAGAAATTATATAATTTAAAAATTCTTCAAAAATATTGTGGTTTATTAAAATAACTCTGTAATCTAATGCATCGTAGTTAATTGTCGCAATCGTATTAACTACATAAACACTAAAATCCCTTTCTTCTAATAATTTTTTATAATCGGCTATATCATCTTTACATACTACAATTGTCCTATATATCAAATGAGTTTTATAAATATTATCCAGCTCCTCAACAAATTGATTTTTAAAATCTAATTTCATAATATATGATATATTATATCATAATATATATATTTTATTTTTATATCATATACGATATATGTATATATATATATGTATATATCTATGATAACAAATATTTTCTATTTATATATGATATAAGATTATTTAAATATATTAATATTATAATGGATGATAAAGTAATCAAAATAGGTTTGTCTGTTTTCCAAAACAGATATAATAATATAGATATTACACCAGATAATATAATTAAAAAAGCAGAAGCCCTTAAAAAATCGTGTAGTTGTTTTAACTCGTTCTATGATCCTAAAATGATATGGGAGAAAAAACTAAATAATAAGAGGGAAAAGAATTCGCATATTGCCGCTAACGCCAGTGCAGCAAGTAGTAAAAACCGCGTTCATATTATTATCCCAGATTTCTCCGATATATCTAATACTAAAAGGGCTTTGATTGGTTATTTAAATAAACTGACAGCGAAGAACAAAGACATCATATGTGATAAGATTAAGAATATTATTGATAATAATAAAACTGAAGAGATTTTTTTAATTATTTGGTCATATATCAAAGTATCTGATAATGAGAATAATATATATATTAAATTATTAGACTATTTTGATAGCGTATTTTTGAATAATATTATTGATAAATTGTGGAACGAATATATCAATAATAAATTATGGATACCGCCAAAATATATATTTGATAATAATTTATTATTACTCAATAATGAGTATGAATTATATTGTGACTATATTAAATGGAAAAAAGGTATCCATAATATAAATATCATATGGATAAAATATAAAAAAAGCGAAGTTTCCCTATTATTAAACCAAATATATGATTATATGATTACAAAATGTATAGGAAACCCAAATATACACAAATATATTATAGATATTTTTATGGAACAAATATTTAAAATATTAAAAAATTATAAGGAGAAATCTATTGTAGAAAAAATAAAACTACTTGATATAAAAAGTTTTGATAGCTCAACAAAGTTTCTAATATATAATATTATAGAAAATAAATAATTTCTATTATTATAGTATAAGAGAATAATGAAAGAGACCGACACAACTTTATCTTTTTATAGTAGTTTATTCATACAATTAATATTTGTAATATTACTTTTAATCATATGGAGTTATATATACAAGCTTGAGAATGTAGGCTGTGTATGCTCAGACCACAGTAACAAGGAATTTATTAAGACTTTCACTATAATTGCCTTAGTATATTTCGCTGTTACCGCGTTTATACCAATCAAATCCATAGCTAAAAATATGGGAACTGGCATAGTTCAATTACTCGCATTTGGTACATTTATATTCTTCCTAACCTTCGTTGTGTATATTTATTATGCCTTTGATTATGTACGATATTTAATGAATGAGAAGTGCAAATGCTCGGAAGATTTACGCCGCGATATTATTGCTATAGGTACTATGATCTCTCTGTTCTTATTCATAATATTACTTTTCACTATCATAATTATCCCTATATTAATAAGCACCCTAACTAATTTATTCGCCAAGATCCAAGACTTTGAGAGCGAAGTAGAAGAAGTCATTAAGAACCCTGTAAAATCTATCCGCAGCACTCCCGGTCGCCTATTCAAATCTACTAAAGATATTGGCTCATTCGTTAAGGATACCGCTACTAAAATAACTAAGGCTAAAAAGAGACGTTAAAAAAATAAAAATATATAACTAAATCTAAATAACATCAATCCATTATTTTTATAATACATTATAATACAATATAATACAATACTAATACCTAAATCTCCGTGGGATATATGGTGATATCTGGAAGATACTGAGCAAGAATTTCATCTACAATAAGATCAGGCTTGAATTCATCATAGGTCATAAAGATCTTAAGAAGCTGCTCAGAAAATCCCGAAATCATCGCTGTTCCTTCAGTTTTGCAATTAACAGGGAAAGATTGCTTATGAGAAGAATTGAGATTCCAGAATATAAACTTAGGAGCTGTATAGCCTGCCGCTTTAAACATTTTAACAATGGTTTTATATAATGTTTCAATACCATTATTTTCCTTATTATTATCAGTGGTAGCCTCATCAAATTGCATATCAGTGAATATAAATAGTTTCTTAGGCATATCTTCATCATTGATATTATTATCCTTGCCATATTTAATAATCATATCGCAGCTTTTAACAAAATCTGTATTATACCCGTAATCTACATCAATGAGTGATTTAAAGCAAGTATATAGAGATGGATCAATACCCTTATCAGTATATTCCTTGTATAATTCATCAGGAATAAGCGATACTAACTCGGGGTCGGCACTAAATGTAATAAACTTGTTTTTAAACATTCCATTGCAACACAGCGATGTGATAATACCGAGTGATATAGCGACTTGCGCAGGAATACTTCCATTGCTTGCAGAAAACATAGAGCCTGATAAATCAATAAGCGCGAGAGAATTACCAAGAATACCGCAACTTTTTACATTTTCCAAGATAGTTTTCCATTGCAACTCAATAGTTTCATTCTCCTCGTATTCATCTTGAGTATTGCGAAGATTCACATAGTAATTCGCTAATTCGTGTGGAAGAATACCAGTTACGTTAATCTTTGCATCTCCGCTTCTTACTTTTGCTAAGTATTCACAATATCTCTCGCTATCGTGATTACTAAAAGCTTTATGCAATCTTCGTGATGCGACACCTGGTACACATTCATAGTTTATCTTGTCCCACTCATTATTACACATCATTGCTTCAATTATATTAATTTTCTTCCTTAGAGGAGCGAGATACTCCTTCCTATATTTCTCCATTTTCTTCTCATCATCCTTACCATAAATGATTGTCGCAATCTTCTTTGCGAAATGCTTGCGCTGATCATTCCTATCATTCTCACTCGGCGCCCATTTAGCACACAGAGAGATACTAACCTTCTTTACTTTTGTTACCTTCTCTTCGGTATCCTCGGTATCCGCTGCATCCGCAGAAGCAGCGAAAGCGGAGCTCTCAGTTTCACAGTTTAAATCAACAAGATCATCGCGCAATTTATCAGCAAATAGGGTTAATTCGTAATGTTTGTGGATCATTCCATCTACTTCGTTTTCATAGCAGATATTAAGCAGATCCTTCCATCTTCCGTATTTATTAATATATGTAAGGATATTATTCATATAAGTATATGGTTTGTTCTCGCGCAACCATAGCATTGCCTGGTTTGATACTCGCTTTTCTTTTTTCCCCTTCAATCTGTCGCGACCGTTGAAAATGATTGCTACAGTTTTCTCAGGACTAACCTTCCAGCATTTTTCAATATACTCATAACTCTGTTCCTTTTCAAGAGTTCGCGTATACATCATAAAGTAATCAACAATCGGGCTACCCGAGGTATCAAGGGCGATAGCTCCATTTTCAGTGCAAGTAAACTTAGGAGCAGCAGTGGCAGAAGTGGCAGAAGCGATAGCAGACATATTCAAGATGTTTGTTTAATAACAACGCTAACTCCTATGTATCAATTTTTATAAATATTTAATATCTAAATATAAATAAATGTATATAAATAAATATATTCAAAATGTTTTTATATTTTCCCTGGGAAAATCAAAAGTCGCGTGTTCTTCACTGTAAATTAACCAATGATAATTATTTACTTAATTCACTTAAATGTATTAGAGAATGGGTAATTGATCAAGAACCTTCAGTAAATACTTCAACTCATTGGTGGTATAAAGATTTGCCACCAGACACAAAAGAATTGTTTGGCAATATTACAAATAATAAAAAAATAACCGATTTGTTTAAAATATTATTTGGTAGCAATTCTATTGTTGACGTTCTCCACGATATGAACGAGATATATGTGTCTCCTCCTTCTAATAATAATAAAAACTTTGAAAAGAATTCTTCTGATAATATATTTTATACAAGACATATTGATGGTCCATTTTTTAATATCCCTTTTGCATCCTGTTATCGGGTTATTGTCGGTCTTGATGATAACAAAGATATTATGACAGTTTTTAATATGACAGATGAAAAATATATAATAAAAACTGGTGATGTCGTAGGATTTGATTTTCATAGAGAATGCCATTATATATCACCAATTATCTGGTATAAAGATAAGGATACTGAAACAGCTGAAGTAAGAACCACCAAAAGATACAGGGTAATCCTAAAAATACATTATTGCGTATATCCATACTGGGCGATTGTATTCGGGTTTATTCTTGGTAAACTTTCAATAATGTATAATAAATTATTTAGAGACCTCTTTTTATTTACTCTTATTCCTCATTGCGAATATACAAAATATTTAGCTTGCCTTATGATAATGTTAACAAAGGCATATCACGATATAGAATTCTATATCGGTAATAATAATATTCAATATACGATATTATTGCAATATATATCTTGTAATACGCATTACTCTATTTTCTTATTTGGTTCTTCGTTTATACATTACATTAGATGGATAGACACCGCATATCAAGGTGGGGTAATTAATAATATTTTCAAAAGAGACTTCTATTATTACAAATTCCTTTATATGCTACAATTTATACATATGTATATTACATATAAAATAGATAGCAGCGATAGCAGCGATAGCAGCGATAGCAGCGATAACGGTGTCAGTAGCGATAACGGCTATAATGGCGATAGCAGCGATAGCAGCGATAGCGTAGTATTATATACATATATTATCACTCCATTAATATTTGTATCATATATTTCTAATTATACTGCTTGTATACCTAAACTTATAGAGGTATACATTGTATATGATATGTTAAATAACACTAATATAAAACTAAAATATTTGGAATATTTTTACATTTATTTGAATATATTTTTCAATTATATTCAGTTATACAAACCAATGGATATGTAAATATATGTATATATTATAGATAGCTATAATGGGTGTTAATATTAAACGCTTAAAATTAAAAAATGGTATTAGAGTTATTATAGTGCCCTTAAAGACTAACCTAACACACATATCAACAAATTTTTTATTAGGACATAGGCAAGAAAAGAAGAGTGATAGTGGAATAACACATTATTGCGAGCATCTATTAGCAGCAACCACTTCAAATAAATATAAAGAAGCTAAATATATTGCTGATGAAATATATAGGCGCGGTGGGTATAAAAATGCATATGTAAATGATTATGAAATGAGCATTTATATTTCGGGTTTCTACAAAGACTTAGAATTTTATATGGATATATTATCAAATGCAATTAATGATTTCTATATTGAAAAATATATTGAAATAAAGGAAAAGAAGGCGGTTGTACAAGAGTATAGAAACATTTTATCAAATTACAAGTTTGATTTTAATATTTTCAAGTTTTTATATCCAAAATATTCATATTTTGAGGATTATAATAGACATATTAAAACTTTAAAAACTTTTAATAATAAAAAAATAAAGAGCTATATAAAGAGCCATTTAAATACAGATAATCAAGTTATAACAATAACTTGTCCATCTAATAAAGTCAAGGAGACTATTAAGAATCTTAAAAAATATTTTGGAAATATAAAATATAAAAAGTCAAAGCTTGCATATCCTATATTAAAGCACGATAATACTCATTTAAAAATAGTAAATATCAAGAATGATAGAAAAGATAGTAATAATTTTATTGCTATTCATTTATCTAAGAGCATATCATATATGTCTGACGAACATTTGATATTGCAATATATTCAAATAATATTATTTAACTTTGAAAACGGCATATTTTATAATATTCTTCGTAAAAAGCTTGGTATCATTTATAGTATTAGATTATATATTAATATAGATAAATATGATCCTAAAATGTCATATTATAGGATCATATCGCAATGCGTTGACAAGAATGTTCCTGTGTTTATTGACGCTATACTTGATATTCTAAAAAATTATGAGTTAGTAGAAGAGCATATAAAGAATGCCAAAAATAACATTAGATTTACTTATGAGAATAAAAAGTTTTATAAGCTAACCACTTTTAATGACGAATACAAGGAACAACTGCTATTTTCAAATGATATTATTGATAACAAAGCCATATATGAAAAAATGTTATCTATCAAACCGCAAAAAATAAAAGAATATTACAAAAATGTATTTACTAAAGAACTATTATCGCGGCATATTTTCTTCTATTATTCCAATACAAATATTAATAAAACCATAGAAACAATATATAAAAAGCAGCTTTTGCAGCTTCCTGGCACAGTGTATAAATCTTATTATATAAAATAGCTAATCTAACTATCTATTTTCTTGCAGATGTTGGTGTTGTTCGCATATCTTTGCTTCCGTCTTTATTTACAAATTGTGCCATTGTATATCTATTATCCTTAGTGCCGTCTTTTTTACAAGGCATCTTTAAGTCGGTTGTGTGTCGTTCAGTGGTTTTATTAGGCATATTGGTAATAATAACAATAGAAATGTATTCTATCAATTTTTATTTTTTTATTTATTAAATATAGTAAAAACTGATTTATTACTTATAATATAATAATAATTATAATAGTATGAATAAAAAGAATTTAGGTCAATTTTATACAACAAATTATAAGCATATTTTACAAAATATGTATATCCCTGATAATGTTAGTAATATTATTGAGCCTTTTGCGGGCAATTGTGATTTATTAAATTTTATAGAGGATACTAATTGTGAATATAATGTTAAATGCTATGACATAGACCCTAAAAAGGATTTTATAATCAAACAGGATACATTACTTAATCCGCCTGATTTAGATAATGCATTTATAATTACAAATCCACCATATTTAGCAAGGAATAAGTCAAGTGATAAAGGTGTTTTCAATAAATATAATACAAATGATTTATATAAATGCTTTATACAAATCTTAATAAACTCTAATTGTTTAGGAGGTATAATTATAATACCGCTTAATTTTCTATGCTCAATTCGCAAAGCAGATATAGAACTCAGGGAAAACTTTGTCAAAAAATATGATATGAATATTATAAATATATTTGAAGAGCAGGTATTTGATGATACTTCATATTCAATATGCAGTTTTCAATTTACTGCCAAAAATGATACAAGTGAAAATATTAGCGACTGCTATATATATCCTTGCAATAAGCGCATATCCTTTGTTTTGAACAATGACAATAACTATACGATTGGAGGCAAAATATATAATCTTGAAAAAAATACAAAATACAAAATAGATAGAGCCGCGATAGCAGCAGGAGCAGCAGGAGCAGCAGGAGCAGCAGGAGCAGCAGGAGCAGCAGGAGCAGCGATAGCAGAAAACGATGAGTTTTGCACTAATATATTAGCTAAATGTATAGATGATAATATAAATAGTAAAATAGGATTAATTATTGTGGATGATATTACAAGAGATAAATATATAGATAAAACACCTAATTTAACTGCGCGTTCATATGCTATTTTAGTAATAAAACCTAAAATAACTCTTGAACAGCAAGAAGACCTTGCAAAAAAATTTAATATATTTTTGAATGAATATAGAGATAAATATAATTCATTATTCTTAACAAATTATAGAGAAAGCAATACAATTGCGAGGAAACGAATATCTTTCGGGTTAGTTTATGACATATGCAATTATTTATTATGTTAGTCGCTATAATTATCTATAATATATTGCTGCACCTTCATATGATTTCCAATTATCAAATTAGAATATTTTTCAAACTTTTCAATAAGACTATTATATTTTTCTATTAAATTTGTATCAATTAAAATTATATAGAAATCTAAACTATTTGCATATTTGACAACCCATTCACACAAGGTATGCGCTTCTTCAAAAACATTATCTTGATGTCCTCCGCTTCCTATAACAAATTTTGCAAAAACCCATCCATTTATTTTTCCACTTAATTTTGCATCAAACGATTTCAAACATTCCTCTTTTTTTATTTTTAGTTTTTTATATTCTTCGTTGCTAACTATTATGCCACTTTTTGTAGGACGAAATGCTATCGTTGGTAATGTTGTTAAAAATATACCGCATTTAGAAAATGTTGTATGTAATACTTCAAGCTGCAATTGTTCATCTTTAGAACCTTGTCGGGAAGCATTTATAGAAATTTTAAGTGCCAATAACATAGCAGATTTATCATTTGTTCTACAATCTTCCAATAAATCTGCTTCTGTTGTATTCATATCTTCAAAAAAGCACAGAACTCTTTTATACTCTTCAAAATTTATATTTTTATTATTTGCTATATTATTATTTTTAATACATTTAAATGCTTCTAAAACATTTTTATTTTGACGATCATTTCTTATAGATATTATATCAATTTCAATAGGTACTATTTTAGACATTATATTTTTGTATATAAAGATATATCATTTTTTTCTTTTTATTTAACAAAATAAAAACTCCCTTTATAATTTTAAATTATTATATCTTATTAGGAAACTTATAAAAAATAAGAGATGGATACTAAATTTTTTTACATATATTTAATGCTTGTAATTGTAGCGACATTTTCTTTCACTATAATAAGATGTGTATTTAAGCGTCACGAACTGGATATCTTTTTTTACCCTAATGAAGCTAATAACATTATAGCAAATAAAGTATATTTAGTCTCCCATATTCTTGTTAACTTCTTACTCGGGTTTCTTTTCGGGTTTGAAGTTGTTGCTGGTATGGCTATAAAAATATTAGTATTTGAAGTATACCTTTATCTAACCGAGCATTGCGATGTTTTTATCCTTTCAAACGCTTCAAATCTTATAATTATTGTTTTAATATCATTAATAAGTTATATAACCGGTAGCACAATAAACAAAGTATTCTCTAATAAATAAAAAAGATATATTACATAAAACATAAAACACATATACCTACTACCTACATACCTATATTACATATCGGGTCGCCATCGGTGGGGTGTCTCGCTTATTACTTCATTTTTTCATTGATTATCGCTGTGATATTTTTAGCACAATCTTTGAAATTGATAACATTTCTAACAGGGCATTTGAATGTGAAATTTTCAGTTGCATCAAAATCATATCCCTGTTTACATCCTTCTAACTGTGTTTCAAAATATTTGAAGATGCATTTGTCGTGAGCAATATTGGTGCATACCTTCTCAGTGTTTGAAGAATTGTTATTAAACATCTTGATAACCCTGTTTGTTTTATTTCTAAAATTAGATAGACAGATATTGCAAACATTATTATGCTCTCCCTTCTGGTCGCAAATTTCAAATGGGATGTTTGAAATATTCCATTTGAAACTTCTAAACATCATCTTGTAAAGCCTCTTATACACCTTGTTATTGTAAGAAAAGTCCCCAACAATATGATCATAGTCGTAGGAATTCTTCATACAAAACTCAGTTTTGAACTCAATGATGTCTTTCATTATGCTGCAAGATATTTTCTGCTTGTCCAAGATGCTCATCTTATCAATGATAGTCCCGGTTTCCTTTGATATTACAATGCCTTGCGTTGACATTATGAATACATTACACAAGAAATCAATTTTCTTGAAAGGCGGCTGGAGCTTGATATTTTTAGGCATTATTATATCAATGTCAAAGGACAGCTCAACTCCAGTAGACACATATGGTATCTTTCCCACAGTAATCGTGAAGTTCAGCTTCCTATAACATTCAATGGGCATACTGATGTATTCGTTGTTGCTACTAACAACAAGGTCTGATGATATGACATTGGAAGCACCAACCTCGTTATTAAACAGTTTGTGGACATCATCTATGAATTTAGAGATATCTGCAGCTGAATACATACAAACATCAATGTCATTTGCAACAATAGTACGCGCGGCCGTTTCTGGCTGATACAATTTATTCCAGAAATGATGGGAGTTGTAGCTATTACAACCATTATAAATGGTTTTGTAATGAGATCTGATAATCTCATCCCTCACAAACCCGCCAAAAATGATCCCGTTGTTTGCAAACACATAATCCTTGATTCTTTCTTGCAAGATAAACTTGATACGGTCCGGGCAGAAGTTGATCTTCACGGAGTTCATTTCTAATACTTTCTCAAAAACTTTTCAAGCAAATCTCCAAAGACAACGATTAAACGGTTCTTGAATTCACTTAGAAGTTCACGACAATAGACTTTTTGACTGATAGGCAAATAATCTATGGCTCTTGGTATAGCTAAGATATATGTTTATCAATTTTTAAAAGTTAAAGATAAAAATAATACAAATTTATTCTATGCCAATTATCCAATGTCATTCTCAATTTTAGCGCGTGAATATGCGTACATTACCTTTTCAGCTGTATCTATAGGAAGGATATAATCTTTAGCACCATAAAACTCTGGATTTTTACGGGAACTTCTATTCACTAAAGTTCTTAAAGCATTTATATCGTGTAGTTCATATTGGAGACGGAAAGAATTATTGTCATTTGCAGTAAATATAAAATATATAGATGGTTTTATCTTATTTATGCCATCAGGCATATAGAAGCTATTAGGATATTTAAAAGAAATGTCAAAAACCCCCGAAGTATCTACTTTGTGAATGTTTGGCGTATTCTCAAAGGCAATTTCATAATTTGGGAAAGGAAGTCCAGAGCCAGAGTAATTACTCATTCTATCTATAGGGTTAGGTGCAATTATTATAATACTATTAAACATTGCATAATTTTTAATAGAACCTGTTATTTTTAATAAGGAATAATCTTTGCTAAATGTTATATTAAAACCAGTATATTCATCATTAAATATCATTTTAATAAAATATTTTATATCTCTATATTTTATATATGTTTTATTTTTTGATATTTAGGGTATTGAGGTTAGATATATAAGAATAATATAATTTTTAGTTATATTATGCGAATTACAAAACACATTACTTTTTTTTATTTAGAAGATAGAAAATGTTATGTTAATAGAATTATAGAAGAAACAAATATATATGAGCTAACTACAGATATTTTTATTCATACCAATTATATATATCTAAAAGAAACTGATTTTACCCAATATACAAATGGGGTTATCAAAGTGATATATCACAATTTATCAAATATAAACCCCTTCTATTTAACTTGGAAATGCAGAGAATTATTAGAAAAACAAAGATATGATTATGATATATTTATGTATATTGAAGATGATATATTAGTGCCTTCTAAAGCAATAAAGTATTGGCTTGAATATAATGAAAAATTAATAGAATATAATTGCAATTTAGGTTTTGTAAGGATTGAGGTTGATAATAATATAGAATATATTACAGATTTACCAGCAGTTAAATTTGATACCGTTAGCACTATAGGAACTAATGATAATACTACCTATTGCATAAATAACAAAGTATCCTATTGTGCTTTTTGGATTTATAATAAGAGCGAATTTAATAAATTTGTTGATAGCCCCTATTATGACATCAATAATGTGATGAAGGCAACTGGCTGTGGAATAAGAGAATCAAGTGCGTTTGGATTACACTCTTTTGATATAAAATGGTATAAATATACTTTAATACCACTTGTCAATAATAAATTAACTGATGCTTGTAAAATATATCATATGCCAAATAATTATGTTAATAATAATAATAAATTCGGTTTTGCTACAATAAAATTTGATGAAGCTTTAATAAATTGATTTACTTATATACTATCATTTCCATCATCATCTTCGTCAGCTTCACCTGCTTCACCTGCTTCGTCAGCTTCGTCAGCTTTGTCCACATCATCAACTTCGTCATCGTCGTAAGCTTCTTCATCTTCACTATTGAATACATATATGCTGTTATTATAGTCTTTATTTTCTTTTTTAGTATTGTCTACTTCTCCTGGCATATTTTCAAAAAATATATTGTCATCATCTGCTCTATTAATAGTACAAATAGAAACCTTATTATATGCGTTAATTAGAGTATAGGACAATTCTTTATTATTTATTAGTATCTTGCATTGCTCTGCGTTATATTTATGTACGATATCAACCTTATTATCTTGGTATTCTCTTATAGATACCGCGATAATATCTCCTGTTTCAATTAATACGCGCTTATTGAAACGCCTCATAGACCCCCTTATTACACCAATGGCTTCATTGCCATCATCGCACAATACGAGAACTCTGCAATTTCCTAATAACTTAATTACATATGCATATAATTCGTATTCCTTGTCAATTATATAGTTATTATTAGAAACCTTGTTAAATTGACTATTCTTCTTTTTATTTCTAATACTTGTTTGATACATTCAAATATTTATATATATAATCTATTATTAGTCTTATATTATTTATTATCATATTGAATTACAAATATTATGTAAAAAAATAAAAGAATAATGGGATTATAAAATTATAAAGCTTTAGTATATATATATATACATTGTAATATATCAATTATCTATTATCTTCAAAAGTATATTTCTCTTTTGAGCGAAGATATATATTCCTCTTGTATTTATTAAATATAACTGTCTTGTATTCACTGCTTGATATTATATTGTCATTGTCATTAAATGTTTTTGTATATGATGTGGTATATGTAGTATTAAATAGTAATCTTAGATCTGGAGCGCTATTACACCTCAAAATAGGTGGTTTATTTGTACGCGAGTTAATTCCATCTACATAATCAATATAATTTGTTGCGATCACAATGTAAGTAATCAAATCAATAAATTTAATATTCATAATTGTTTAATCTTATGTGTTAATATTTATATGTAATATATGTATCAATTTTTTATATTATTTATATTCAATATTCATTGCATTCATTGATTTTCTTCTTATGATATTTATATAAATTACATACTATATTATTGTCGGGATATTTGTATTTTTCAAACATATTATAAATATCATCTATATGATATTCATTTGCTAATACCTCCTGTCTTATCACTAATTTTTTGAGATCTGTATGTAATGCTTGATTATTGCTAAGCAATTCTTTGTATTGATTTGCATAATAATACATAAAGGGTTTTGCTAATATGTTATTGGCAGCGTGATTATTTTTTATTGTGATAAACCATCGCGTCTTATCAACCCCTATCTGCCTAAAGTCAATATTCATAATTGATTGCTGCTTATTAGGCAATGTTGTACGCGTCCAAGAATTATAAGGGAAATTATACATATTGAAGTATTTATTATATTCAACATTTTCCTTATTAGTCAGTGCTTTTTGTCTAAAGGATACACCTAATACCTCCTTATTTTTGTTTTTATTAAGATACTTGAACCTTTTTATCTTGTTAGGTGGTATTAACATATTATAGTATTTTGGAAGATTCACATCCATTATATTCAATGCGCAATCCATAATATTAGCATCAACATCTAAGCAAATGTTTGTGGTTGAATAATCCTTATTATTATAGAAAGGTGTAGAAGGAGGAATGCTCGTGATTGGCTCATAACTCCACCATAGCTTATCTTGATATATAACAGTCTCCCCGAATGCCTTATCTTCTGTATACTGTATCCCGTGAGAAGGACAAACAAGACATCCATTTGTTATTTTACTATTATCTAATTTTGCACCCATATGCGAACAAATATTAACAGTCGTATAAGTTTTATTGTATTTATTATCATACCAAGATATCAAAGGGAGTTCCCCGATTTTAAATGGATATGGCTTGGTGGCATCTATATATTTTACAAAGTTTATACAGTGCCACTCTCTAAATACTTGTGGAAGTGTAAAAGAGAATGAATTACAAATTAAATGTAATAGGAAGATAGAATTCATAATATATGCATTATATATATTCATTATTTATTATCATTAGTGTCTTAATGTTTATGTAATGTTTATATTTTTTATATTTATTTATTAGAGATAGTATAGTCAATTATTGTAAATGAATAAACCAGCAAGTAATTCAGTAAAACCTTTAATTGCAATAAAACCATATAATAAAAAAGGAGGGAGAATATGTTCGCGAATACTAACACCAAAGCAAGTAGGTCCTATTTGCTGGTTTATGGCTGCTTTTGTCGCTATGTTTTATAGTCAGCGTAGTAGAAAAATATTACTTGATGAATCTATCAATTGGGATACAAGTAATGAATTATATTCATTATTAAAGCATGTATTGGATGATAAATACTTGAAGGTTGAGGATAAAGAAAGTGAAGATTATATGAAGTTTAGTGATGATACTTTCAAAAGTATATTAACATTATTACACAAATTAGATAATAGAGATTTTCCATATAACCCTGATACTATTTTAGGTGGATTTTCATCTGAGTTTTACATAGGCAAACTATATGAATTGTTAAATATAAAATATAAAATGTTTGATTATTTTGTTAAAGATGATACATTGGTGTATTCATATTTAAACAGCGAATATAATATACAGAAATATAATGTTGAAGATGATCGTTTATATTTAAACTTTGATTATGATGAATTAATAAAAATGAAAAAATTTAAATATAAATATGAACAGGAAAAAGATACACATACTCCTCCTATATTGATTATTAGATTGCAAGATAAAGAAGTATATAGAATGTACACCTTTTATTTAAAAAATAATATAATAGATGAAGGTATTAAAAAATTATTTTTAAAATCTATGAACAAAAAAATTATTTATAACGGTGTAGAATATAACTTGGATTCTGTAGTATTAGCAAATTGGAATATAAACGAAGATAATGGACACGCAATTGCAGGAATTACATGCAAAAATAAAAAGTATATTTATAATGGTTGGACGAGAACCAGTATGGACCCTGTAATGGGTACAGAAATAACCAGAAATATTCCTTGCGAACTTATGAAATATAATTGGAATATTAAAAAACATGGAGACTTTTGTTTAGATACAAAAAAATGTATCCCAGCTGCTTTAAAGCGTAAATTAGAATATTACGATTCATGCTTTAATTTTAGTAAAGGAACGCGAATATTGATATATGTTCGTAAAGATATTAATCACGATACTTCCAGTGAGAGTAAGTCTCTTTCAACTGAATTATCAAGTTTCAATCCACACCAAATCCCGCCTCCACCCATTGAACCACCACAACTACTACCACCGGGATGGGAAAAAGTTAGAACAGATGATGATGAAGTATATTACATCAATCACAATGACAAAACATCGCATTGGGAGCTGCCAACATATGTTACTGATATGATGATATATAAAAACTTAATGACAGTAAAAGCAGGGAAGGGTATTAGTAAAGCAAAACCTCTTAAGAAATGCCCAAAAGGCACAGTAGTAAATCCTAAAAATAGAAGATATATTGATAAGAAAAAAATATAATATACAATAGAAATAGATAGGGTTTTTAATGAAAAAAGTAGAAAATAGTATATGTTCGCGAATACTAACACCAAAGCAAGTTGGTCCTATTTGCTGGTTTATGGCTACCTTTGTTGCTATGTTTTATAGTCAGCGTAGTAGAAAAATATTACTTGAAGCATCTAAAGATTGGAATAAAAAAAAAGAATTATTTACATTATTAAAGAATGTATTAGATGATAAATACTTGAAGGTCGCAAGTAGAGAAAGCGAGGATTACAAGAAGTTTAGCGACGATACTTTTGGAGAAATTTTATTATATTTAAATAGAGAAAATAATAAGACATTCCCTTATGATCCTAAAAAGATCTCCACAGGATTTGTTCCAGAATATTATGTAGGCAAGCTATATAAATTATTAAATGTGGATTATAAAATGTTCAATTTTTCTACTAAGGATAATAATGTTGCATATTCTTATTTAAACGAAGAATACAATATAATGAGCTATAAAATTTCTAATAAAATGATTAGAATAGAATATAATAATTATGAATTAAGAAACCTTATATACAAACCATATAAATATGTTGAAAATAACTATGCGCCTCCTATATTAATTATCAAGGTAGATGAGAAAGAGGTAGATAAAATTTTCAATGTTATTTTAGAAGGTAATAAATTGAATGAAGGTTATATGAAAGATCAATTAAAATCTATGAGCGAACAAATATTTTATAATGGTAAGGAATATAATTTAGATGCGGTAATATTGGCTAATTGGAATAAAAATAAAAGAATAGGACACGCAATTGCAGGTATTACTTGTAAAAAAAATAAATATGTTTATAATGGTTGGACAAGAAGAAGCATGGATCCTGCTATGGCTGATAAAAATATAACAAGAAATATTCCGTGCGAACTTATGAAATACGATTGGAATATAATTAAACATAATGACTTCTGTTTAAACACAATAAAATGTATACCTGAATTATTAAAAAGGAAATTAAAAGTCAAAGATCTCTGCTTTAATTTTAGCAAAGGGTCAAGAATATTGATATATGTTCGCAAAGATGCTAAACCTGATACTTCTATAGAAACAAATACTATAACTAATAGCGTAGTTCCTGTTAAGCCTAAATCTCCTAAGAAATGTCCAGAAGGCAAAGTATTAAATCCTAAAACAGGAAGATGTATATTGATAAAGAAAAAGCTACCTGTTAAGCCTAAGTCTCCTCATAAACCTATTGTTAAACCTAAATCTCCTAAGAAATGTCCAGAAGGCAAAGTATTAAACCCTAAGACAGGAAGATGTATATTGATAAAGAAAAAGCTACCTGTTAAGTATCCAGTTAAGTCTCCTCCTAAACCTATTGTTAAACCTAAATCTCCTAAGAAATGTCCAGAAGGCAAAGTGTTAAATCCTAAGACAGGAAGATGTATATTAATAAAGAAAAAACCTCCTGTTAAGTCTCCTGTTAAGTCTCCTCCTAAACCTATTGTTAAACCTAAATCTCCTAAGAAATGTCCAGAAGGCAAAGTATTAAACCCTAAGACTGGAAGATGTATATTAATAAAGAAGAAAGCCTAAAAAGTAATATTACAAATATCCTAAGTATCCAAGATATACATTGCATCCCCCCATTTATGAATTGTCATATTTGTCAAAACCCTTTTGAAATTATATTGTGCTAAAAACTCATCTATTTCATTGATAAGCGCACCATTTATATATAATTCTTTGGAATTAACTTCTAAATATAATACCTTAGCGTGCTTAATAGATTTAGTAGCACCTTTCAATGCCAAAAGCTCAGCCCCTTGAATATCAAAATTCCAAAAATCATATTTAGATGCATCTAAATTATTTCTTTCAAAGAAACTATCTACGGTAATACTTTTTTGATTTATTTTGTTAATAAATACAACTCCAGGATGCTCTATAGAATGCGTGCCAAACTCCAAGATACTTGAAGATTGACCATTATTTGCTACATTAAATGCAATCTTTTCATCGTCTTTATCTGTGATAACCGCATTAAATACATTAGGTATTCCTCTGATAGTTGCTTCATAAACCTTTGAAGGAAGAGCATCAACCCATATAATATCTTCAGTTTTTATACCAAGCTTATTATTATATATGCTCAATTCTTCACAATCGTGCGCGCCTATATGAAAGCATCCATTAAGTTTTATTTTTTTACAAGCTAATACATTCTTAACCTCTTCAATATCAATAATCATCTTGTTATTATTAATATAGTTACAAAATGTTTATATATTTATACAATATATACAATATATACAATATATACAATATATACAATATATACTTTTTATATTATATATAATTAGAATATAATTTATATAATGAAAAAATTTAATGAAGCACACTGTATTCGCAATACAGCATCTTGGGCACAAGTTAAACCCGAGCATAAGTTTGATTCATCTAAGTTTAAAAAGGAGGTTGTGTCAGGAGAGCTTCATTTATTATCACCAAAAATAGATGCGATGATTAAAAAGATAGCAGACCTTGATGCAAAAGATATGGCTACTGATAATAAATATTACAAACACATAATATACAGTGATATACCAGGAGTTTATGGTGCTAAAATGGTTGCGTCATCTTTAATAGCCAATGATTATACTCTTGTATATACTGATAAATTAGCTTTAAAAAAAGATATAGAAAATAATAATAAAACTTTTGGTCTTCTAACTACATCCACTGTATACAAAAAGCCTCTAACAGTTGGATTAAAGAAGAAAATGATGACCCTTATGAACGAAAGACCTGCAAATATTAATGGTGCAAATATGCGTATCATAATATTAGATTCAGGCTACAAGGAGGGACTTGATGTTTTTGATGTTAAATATATGCACATATTAGAACCCTTAGTAACAAAGGCAGAATATACACAGGTTATTGGGAGAGGAACACGATATTGCGGACAATCTGGACTACCCTTTATTCCAGATGTTGGATGGCCTCTAAATATTTATAGATATAATTTAAAATATGATAATGATAACACAGTTCACGATATATATCTCAAACACGGTAATAATAATATAAGTGCTTTCAATTTCATTGCGGATATTGAATCAATTATAATTGCATCTGCTGTGGATACTCCTCTAACAGAGAACTTGCATATATTAAGAGATAAGAACAATCGCTTCTATGATTCAATGATGGTTAAAAATAATATAAGGTTTGATAAACCCAAGCGCAAAGATTTAATTGAGGTAGTAAATAATATACGAGGGAAGATATATACTAATGATAATATAATAGACTGTAAGAACAAATGCAAAGGACCTCTTGAAGAATTCCCTTCAGCTAATGCTCTACTTATTATTGCTGCTATATTCACTATAGATAAGCTCGGATTCCGCGATAATGTTCAAATTGTAAACAAAAAAATATATATGGGAAATAAATTTAACAAAGTTAAAAATAATGTTAGAAACGACGAATTGCTAAAATATTTAAATGAGAGATACCCTAAGCCTTTATTATGTAATATGATTGATAAAAATCAAAACTTTTGCGATGCTATCAACAAGGTTTGGATGAACCCTATTAATTTTCTCAAATTATTTGGCGAGAAGATTATTGAAAATCTTAATCACTATAAAAAGATTAATGCTATTAATGATAAGAACTATGCAGATGCTATGAAATTTATTTATGAATATAAAAATAAATTAATACTGAAGAAACCCCTATTTGATTCAGTCCCACCAAAAACCAAATTAAGTAATTTTGAACTATATAAATATGTAGAGAAACATTTTGCTCCCTATAAATGGAATCCTATAGACATTGTAAATAAATGTATTACCGAAGGTGATGATGACCAACTTAATAGTAAGAAAAATAAAAAAGATTACGAACTCGTTACTTTTTCAAATACGCAAAACTTTGTTCAAAGATTTTTAACGCCACAATCACCTTATAAAGGAATGCTATTATTTCATAGTGTCGGTTCAGGTAAAACATGTACTGCTATTTCTACAGCAACAAATACTTTTGATAGGGAAGGATACAAGATATTATGGGTAACAAGGCATACATTAAAAGAAGATATTTGGAAAAATATGTTTGACAAGATTTGCAATGTGATAATACAGGAGCGTCTTAATAATGACGAAATATTACCATCAACAAAAGCAAAACGTATGGAGTTTTTAGGAAAAAATTGGCTGCCTCCTATATCATATAAGCAATTTACAAATTTAATCAAGGGAAAAAACAAGTTTTATAAGCAGATGGTTGCTTTGAATGGTTATCAAGATCCTTTTAGAAAGACGCTAATAATCATTGATGAAATACATAAAATATACGGGTCATCTCTTTCAGCATTAGAAAAGCCTAATCCTGAAGTTCTTCAAACTATGATACAGAACTCTTACAAGGTTTCAGGAAAAGATTCGCTAAAATTACTTCTTATGACGGCAACGCCTATCACAGATGATCATATGAGTTGTGTAAAAATACTTAATTTATTATTAGAAGATCGCGAAAGATTTCCGGAAGAGTTTGATACTTTTAAAATGATGTTTAGCAATGATAATGGGTTATTCACAGAAAAGGGATCATATGAGTTTATGAATAGGATTACTGGATTAGTAAGTTATATAGATAGAATGAATGACCGTAGTCAATTTGCATATCCCGTAATAAAGGATGTTTTAATTGAAGTTGATAGACAAAGAAGCAGTGATAGTGGATTAATAGAAATTAATAACAAAATTAAAAAATACGAAGATAATTTGAATAACAATGATTTGAATAAAGATGAAATAAAAGCTCTAAAGAAGGAGCTTACAAATATGAAAAAGGATCAAAAGAAAATTAATAAACAGATGGAAGAACCGAAGGATATAATAGATTTTATAAATAACTGTTTTGTAAAGAAAGCAGTGCGCCGAAATCTAAAGGATAATATAGATGGTAAACCAAAGGTCAACCGTAAGAAAGTAGCAGTCGCATAGTTTTTTGTAACTTCCAGAATTTGTAAAATATAAAAATGTATGAGTGCGTTATAATGAATATAAGAATTATAGAAAAATATATATAGATATGTATATATTATTATATTCAATAGTTATATCGGCATTGATTTTTGCTGCCTATCAATACCTTGACAGCATAAATAGAGATGCAATCACGCAACCATACGATATTACGAAGGATCTGCTAACAGTTAATAACATTATGATATATATTTTAATAGTATCTATAGTATTCTTTATAATGTATATGGGATTTAATGAAGACCCTGATGTATTCTCTTCGCTGGGATTATTTGACAATGATAATAATTCAAACGATATTAAAAAAACTAATGTTAACCCGAGTATTTTAAGAAATACTACAGACCCTATGAAAATGGGATTTGAACCCTATAATAGCGGAGGTTCAAAGAGTAGTTCCGATTCTGACTCCTCTTCAGTAATATCCTCCGTATGCTCCGCTGATAGCGAATAATTTATATATATTCCTTAGGGTCTACATTTAGAACTTTCAAAATGCGCTTATATAATATCGGTGAAAAGTTAGCAACCGAACAATTCTCATATTCTTTAATTATTTTTTCTTGAATTCCTAATTTGCGTGCTAAATCTACCTGCTTCCACTTTAAGGCATTCCTTGCTGTGGAAATTGCTTGCGCTTGCGCGTGTGTTATTTTGTTTAACGCCGGCAATTCCTCATTATTCAATCGCTGAAATTCCTTATTACCTGCAGGTTTTGCTACAGTATGATGGGCGTCCTTCTTTTGTGCATCAACAGCGTTTTTACTTCTAATTACAACAGGTTTCCAATCTTGATATATTGCGCTCATTTATATATATTGTATGATATATTATTTATATAAATTTAACTAAAATATAAATATAAAATATTCAAATAAACGGAATGGTTGTATTAATCGTGATAAAAATGGTTGTAAAAATATTCAAAAAGTTTTTAACTATTATATAGAATATGATGAACGACCAGAAAGATATAAGCGAGGAGTTGATTTACAAAAACTACAAACCGCAATAGTGCTGTTAAATTGTAGTTAATAGCTTAAATGCGATCATTTACATCCAATAGAAAAGATGAATAGCAAAATTATTATATTTTTATAATAGTCTTGTCTCATTTTTCTTTTCGGTTGGTGTAATAGCAACTCATATAAATCTAAATGTTAATGTAAAAAATAAAATAGAAGAGCATTTTATTGAAAATGTTGCAATTAAAGGAGGTCGTAAATTAAGAAAAAAGAAACCCGTGAAATCTACTAAGAAAAAGATAAATATAAAAAGATAAATATAAAAAACTATATATAAAGGATTCTATAATATATCAATATATAATATGTCAGGCCTGAGCGCATATTTAAGCAGCAAAGGGGTTGAAGAGTTAGAAGGAAATGTAGGGGGGTGTTCGCCGCAATATTTAGATTTAATAGAGTTAACAAAGAAACCCATTGTTAATGTAATGGAGATTGGTTTTAATGCTGGGCATTCTGCAGAGTTATTTTTGAAAAATAACGATGATATACATTTAACATCTTTTGATATTGGCGTACATACTTATCTGTTAGATGGGAAAGCATATATAGATGCGATATATCCTAATAGACATACGCTAATTCTTGGTGATAGCAAAATGACTGTTGCTAACTTTTACAAAAATAATAAAGATAAGAAATTTGATTTTATATTTATTGACGGAGGACACGACTATGAAACTGCTAAGGCTGATCTGGAAAACTGTTTTCACTTGGCACACAAAGATACTATTGTAGCACTTGACGATACAATTTATAGACAAGATTGGACACAATTCTGGACTATTGGCCCAACTCTAACTTGGACACAACATTTGGAACAAAATAAGATTACTGAATTGAATAGAATTGAATATGCGACAGGACAAGGTATGAGCTGGGGTAAATATATATTTTAAGATTTACTCATCTTCTCCAATATTATTTTATTTATTTTTATATAATATAGAATATTGTTTGTTATGTGCTGGAATGCATCAGTATCATTAAATACATATATATTTGGCTTATTTGCTTCATCGTTTGCATATTATAATGGTGTAATTGATTTACTTGGATTTATATTATATCAATCAATACTTCTTATACAATTGATAGAATATTTTATATGGTCTAAAACATTTTCTAACAGATTGCTATCTCAAATAGCATTATTTATTATAATTTGCCAGCCAATGTTTAATATTATAAAAATAAAAAATAGACCAGAATTGATTCCATATATATTAGTAGCATATATTTTAATTGTTGCAATAGTATACACATTTATAATCCCATTAAATACAGTAAATTTTTCATCAGTTCCAAGTAAAAATGGACATTTGGCTTGGAATTGGTTGGATGTTAATATTTATTTAATACTAATATGGTATATATTTATATCAGTACGATGGATAATTGATGGAATATATTCATATTTAATAATAGTATCATTATTACTAATTATATCAATAGTATTATATAGAGAAACTAATACTTGGGGATCTATGTGGTGCTGGGTGTGTAATATTTTATCATTCTATTTAATATTTGAAGTTTTTTATAAAGATTTTTGTAAAATATAACGATTACAATATATCAAAATATTTATGTAAAACATTCTATTTTTTACTTATTTATATATAATATTCATAATATATTATAATAATTACTGAATACGCACTCATTGTATATTATTTATCAGTAATCATATCATAATAGAACCGTTTATTTAGAGAATAATAGCAGGAAGGTTTGAACTTTCTTCCAAATAAACTTTTGCTTCTTAATAAATGATGTAATTCTTCCTCGCTAATGCTTTTATAATTTTTCAATTCTCTTAAAGATACATATTTATACTTCATATCTTCCCAATTAGCAAATGTTGTTGCCATTTCAGGAGGCTCTTCATATGATGTTGATATTATTTCATTAGATAATGTTGATGTATTATTAATATTATTAATATTATTACCATATACATATGATAAATATGAAATATAACAAAGTTCATCAGGTGCATAGGTATCTTTGAACCATAATAAGTAATCATCTGCGCCTCTTAATAGTAATTCACTGTGTGGTCTATTAAGAATACACCATTGCGAAGCTTTATTAATATGTATTTTAGGAATATATTTTAGAGCAACTTTGCAATCTGGAAAGCAATCATCTGGATGTGCTATATGAAAATAGGAATGTTTAGTATCAAGTAGATTATATATATAATTGAAGGATTTTAAAGGAATACACGATCCCGATAAAAATATAAAGTGTTTATTATTTGCATCTTTTAATGCCTCCTTAATCAATAAATTTTGAGCTTTCACTATAGAAATATCCGCATATTTAGTAGCTATTGTTTTATTTATTTTGTAATTATTGAAAAATTCTAAATTATCATTTATTTTGTAATGAATATAAATACTATATTTATTTTTGCTTATTCCATTAAAGAAATTAAACCAGATGCTTTCGTGGTTAATTATGTCGTATATTAAAAAGAGAAATGCTATTTTATTCATTCTCAAAGAAGCTTTTATAAATATATTATTAATTCATATATTTATATAGTAAAAATAAGTGTTCACGCTGGGACTTGAACCCAGAATCTTCGCTTCATAAGAGCGACGCCCTAACCGATTAGGCCACGCGAACAAGGTAGCTGGATATTGTTCCCAATTCCACTACATACTATATAATGTAGGTAATCCTTATATCATTTTACATTTTTACACTTTACACTTTACAACCTCTCTTTATTGGATTAATTTTAATAGCATATTCATTGGTGCTCATAGGTTCTAACAAATCGCTGTCTAATCTGTTAGAATATGCGTTAGATTTATCAGGCATCTTTGTAATACTGCAATTATCAAATACGGGTGATGATTGATAAACCATTCCTATGTTTCCGGTATCTCGCGCTGCTATACTATTCTCAAAAGCTTTCTTGCTTGACATTTCAATTTCAGAGGGATCAGAGTTAATATTAATATTTCCGGGATTTGGTGTATATCCGGCGCTCATCATAATACCCTCTCGTGTTCCGTCAATTTCAGCATTTTCATCTGCCGTTCTGTCTGTCTGTCTAAAATCTCTTCCTGAGCCAGCTATCCCGTATTCATTTGTGTCAGATAAGAATTGCTTGTGGGTATTCTTGAGTTCTACATTGGCATTCATATATCCACCGAACAAACCTTCTAATACCCCGCCTAAAAATCCATACTCCGATTTTCCTTTAATAAGAGTCTCTTTTGTTGTTGTTTTGGCGACTAAATCAGGGTTATATAGAGTTACTCTGTAAGTCGTGCCTCCAATATTGCGAATGCTGTCTATTTTGGGCAATGTTTGACGCAGCGTCTTCTTAGCATCATTTTCATCAAACATAATATATCCAACGCCCTTCTCACCCTTAATATTCGCGATATTCGTATCGTGTATCATTGTTTCTTTCATAGTGGTTTTTGCAGTATCATTTAAAGCAGAGTATGTTTCCTTATTACCTGATAAATTCATTAGCTCGCTATCGTGAACTGTAGTTTCTTTCACTGTGGTTTTAGCAGTATCATTTAAAGCTGAATAAGTCTCTTTGTTTCCTGATAAATTGATTAATTCACTGTCTTGTAAAGTGGTTTCTTTCACGGTAGTCTTTGCTGTATCATTTAACGCAGTATAGGTTTCCTTGTTGCCAGATAAATTGATTAGCTCGCTATCGTGTATGGTTGTTTCCTTCACAGTGGTTTTCATAATATGATTGACGGGGTCATATGTGGTCGCTTTGCTTGGTATTTGGATGCTTGGATTGCCTA